TCATCGAGGCGCCCCCAGCCGGCTAACTACGTAGGCCCAGAGCGCTGCGATCTCCCCCGCCGCCGGCCCACTTGGGTCCAACTCTGGCGCGGTTAGCCCGCCTGTCTTAGCACCAGCATAGTCGGTTCTATCATGCACCATGGAAGGAGCGATGGCGCCGTACTGGCTGAGCGCTACGGCCGCCTCAGCCGTAAGACGAGTGCGCTTCTTCACCCGGTTCAAAGCGAATGCGGTCGGTTTCTTCGCCTGCTGAACGAGCGATACGGTTTCGCCCACGGCCCGTAGATCGTCTGGGCTTGGCTGCACGGGGATCAGTACTAGATCGGCTGCGATGACAGCGTCGGTAACGTTTTGGGTGAGGGCTGGAGGCGTATCAACGATCACCAGCATGAAACCGGCCTCCTTCAAACCCGCCAACGTCGCAGTCATTCCGCCCTCGACGGTCGCCAGGACCGGCGTTTCTGCGGATCGGACATGCCACCACTTCGTCAGGCCTGCCATATCATCGGTATCAATGATCGCGACCGGGCCATGCCCGCATCGCTCAGCCTCTACCGCCAAATGGCAGGTGAGCGTGGTCTTGCCAGCACCGCCTTTCCGGCTAGCCATAGTGATGATCTGCATGATGCCCCCTGTCCAGGCGCAAGCATGGCGGGGGCGTGTGTTCATGTCCAGTATTTATGTGATTTGCCAACATGCCAACTTGCTTGCTTGCCAACTTGCCAACTTGCAAGCTCGCTAACGTGCTACAAAGCAAGCAAGTCTGCTTGCGCGCATGCTCGCCTGCCTGCAAACCACGGAGCGGGCAGGCTAGCTTGAAAACTATGTGACTTGCGAGCCAGCATGCTTGGAAGTTGGCATATGTGGCTGTTCTAAAACGATTTATTGCCAAGGGAAGACACTCTTGGCATGCTGAGTGCCTGTCACGATTCCCGTGGCTGGAAAAGAAAAGGGCCGCCCCAGCAGACTGCCAGAACGACCCGTTTCAAGACCAATAGCCGAAGCATCCTGGCCGGCGTGAGAACCTCAGGATAGGCCGGCCGCTTGAAAGCCGCAAGAATTTGCGGAGGGAAATCTGCGTCTTGCCGGCGGACCGGGGGAGGGGTCATGCCTGCATCATCACATTCGGCTCGCAAGGGATCAGTGCGCGTTGCACTCTGGCAGCGCCAACGCCTAGGCCACGCCGACCGCCTGCGCATCATGGAAGCGGCCCGCCATCTGGAGCGCCACAGCCACCAGCCCGGCCTGCATGGCGGCTGCCTTCGCCGCACCGGCGTCTCTGTGCTCTGGGCCATTCTCTACCGGGGCATGTCCCGCCATGGCGTGCATGACCCGGCGTTGTCTCAGGTTGCGACCTGGTGCAGCATGGCCCGCTCGACGGTGCAAGCCGCCATCGCCCGCATCGAGGCCGCCGGCATCATGGGCCATGTCCGCCGCGGCGTGACGGTGGCCGGCCGCTGGTGCCAGTGGACCAGCGCCTATCTGTTCGCAACACCCGGGCGCTGGGCCAGCGATACCGGCAGCCGGTCAGCCATAGTCTCTACAGTGAAAAAGAAGGCTTTTGAGGGAATGAGCAGGGCAAGGGACACCGCCTCGGCGACGGCCAAGCGCCAGATGCTGGCCGAGAAGTGGGGGTTAGCTGATATGGCGGCATGCCCGATCTGATCCCGCACCACGAACCTGCCTGATCAACACCAGAGATGGCTGGACGGTCTGGTCCTATAGGGGCGCGACCGTCCGCTCATCTGGCATCCATAACCGCCTGCTCACGCCTGCCTGCCCGATGAACGGCACGATGCACGGGCATTGGGAAAGCCATATTCGCCTCATCGACGGCTGGCTGGATCATGGTGACCTACCGGTGCCGGATGTCTAGAAGGGCAAACCGAAGGGCTGACGGCCCAGTTATCTGCCTCACCCGCGATAATAGGGTTTATCGCGAGCGGAAGAGGGACCATCGGGCCGGTTGGCCTGGATAGGGCTACTTGTTCTCTTTCCGTTCATGGTGGTAGCGTGGCCGCATGCCCCGATCCTCCCCCTCCCTCATAGCCCTCGCGCTGACGATCCAATGACCAGCGGGCAGTTCCGGCTATGCCTGGAGACGCTGCGCTGGCCGCAATGGAAAGTGGCCCACCTGCTAGGCATCACGCCCTTGAAGATGCGCAAGTGGTCCTGTGGCGCCGAAATTATTCCAGAGCCGGTCGCCGTCTGGATACGCGCGCTCTCCGCTGAGATGGACGCTGTTTACGCGCGCCATCTGCCGCCAGCCGTACCGCGCAAGGCACAATCATCGCCGACAAGGAATGCGGGCCATGGCCGCGAACATGGGCCGGCCTTGCCCGGCTGATCCGATCTGGCATCGCCGAGATCTGCGCCTAGCCGTGACATGCCGGGGCTGCGCTCGCACCGATACCCGGCGGGTCGTGGAATGGGCTGCCGCCGGCAGCGTGAATAGCAATCGCCGGCTCTGGGAACTGCTGGAGCGGATACGGTGCTCGGCCTGCGGACAGAGAAACCCAGCAGCGGAAGTGTTCAGATAAACAAGTACTATGGCTTGCAGCCGCACAGGTAGCAAAGGAACGATTGCTGAGAAACAGCCTCAAGCTGCTCAATAGTGTCGGTAAAGACTTTGGTTTGCTTGTCAATTAGCAACCAGATTGTTTCAATACGTTCAATCTGCAGATGATCCGGGGCTTCGATAAAGCCTGGCGTAGATAGGCTGGTCAGCAGGAGTCGGCCGCCCGTCACCACGTTGTAAACCCGAGCGACCCCTCCTGCCATTCCGGCAGGGAGCGATCCGATCTTGTCTGCCACCTTATCGAAAACCGGGTGTGATGACGGAAGGACAGGCAGAGACTTCAGCCAGCTGATGCGATCCTCCCGAGGCAGTTCCGCCTTCGCGCGATATGCGGGGCCGAGCACCGGCGGGTCCAGGAAGTGCAGATAGGTGTGAATCTCGCCAGCCAGAGCAGAGGCGACGGACCTCCGCACCTCGAACCGCTGGAACGCGTCAAACGCGACCTTACCAGCAAGAGCCAAAGCAGCCACCCAGAGCGCCGTTGCGAGTTCTGCCATGTGATATCCCACCAAGCGCCAGCCGATCGCCTGAACCCACATTGCCCCGCCGGCCACGCTTAAGGAAAGGGCATAGATTCAGGGCGCCCGCTCATCCGCCGGCGGGTCTTCTGTCGGCGTCACGACGATCTGCGGCGCCGCTCATATACCCAGGGCGGACCCCGTCACCGGACCCACCACGCCATCCGCCAGCAGCCCCTTGGCTTCCTGGAACTGTTCCACCGCGATTTCGGTAGCCCGGCTGAAGATCCCGTCAGCCGTCACCTTGTAGCCGGCCTTGATCAGACCGCGCTGAAGATCCCGCACGGCTTGGCCCGTCGCGCCGATCCGCAGTGCCTTGGGCAGCGGCACCGCCTTGCCCTTCGCCATGGCATAGGCTTCCGCCAGCTTGGTATCGTACCGGTTCAGCGCATAGGCTGTGCCATTATAGCCCCGCGCGAAGCCGGGCCAGTTCTGCGCCTGCAGATGGATATCCAGCGCATGGGTGCGGCAGAAGGACACGAAGGCGTCGAGGTGCGCGCCCTCGCTGGCCGTCATCGCCTGCACATAGCTTTCCACGTCCAGGTAGCCGGCAGCCAGATGGTTAGCGCCAAGGATCTGGAACAGGCCCCAGCTGGTGGCCCGCAGCGCGCCAACGCGATCCAGGGCCAGCGCTGCGGCCAGGCGCGGGTATTCCAGCGCGCCGCCCTTGTAGAGGGTGCGGTCCCAGGCTGGGACTGAGATGGCCGGATGGCTGGCGCTGAAACGGCCGCCCGTTTCTTTCGCGAAGCGGTGCGCCTCATAGAGGATGGCTGGCCGACCGGAGCCATCGGCGAGGAAGCCGCCGGCGGCGCCCGCCTCGACGATGCGGACCGCCTGGACGGCCGCGACGTCGCAGCGGAGGGCCGCCGCCGCCCAGATAAAATCGATCTGAGACAGCGGGCGCGCGGCGCCGGCGAATGACAGCATGAAATCCTCGGCAGGTTTGGGAAGGGCGGGAATCGCGAGGGATGGGTCAGGCCGGCCGGGCAGGGGGCTTATCGCCCCATCCCGGCCGGCATCGCCGATGGCATGCACCGGCATTGGCGCGGCCTGGAACAGCGGCGGTGCGATCGGCTCCGCAAGGGCCTCCTGCCGCAGACCCAGAAAGACGGAAAGGCGGGCCAGGAGCGTCATATGCGCTTGGCCACGGTCAGGTCGCCGATCGCCCGTGCGCTTTGCAGGATCTGCGCGGCATTGCCGAGTGCCGCTTTGGCCTCCGTCATCACCGCCAGGCCGGCTGCCCGCGCATCATCGTGATCCTTCACGGCCGCGCTCAGCATCTCCACCATTACGACCGGCGTAGCGCTCAGCTTCCCGACCAGGTCGGGGCGATTATTGCCGACATAGACCAGTGCCGCGGACATCGCGGTCTGGGTGGTGGCGCCCGTTAGCCGCGCCGCTTGGTAGCCGCGCCAAAGCGTTCCCAAAAGCAGCGCCGTGTCATTGACGTGCGTATCGCTGGCCGCCTTCGCTTTCGCGGCCAGCAACCACGCCCGCACCGGACCCGGAAGAAAAGGATAGATCAGGCCAGCCAAGATGACGATCAGCGGCCACGCGGCCACAGCGCGCGTGACCCAGAGGTCAACCGTTTCCATGATATCTCCAGATTGTCAGAGGTGCCGGGATCCCGTCCCGGCGACGGTCAGGCGCGGATCAGATCGCCCAGGGCACGCAGCCGGCGCTCGCACTCGCGCCGCGCCGCTTCTGTCTTCTGCCGGGCTGTTTCTGTACCGATTCCCCAGCGGGCGATCTGATCCGGCGTTCGGGGCGCTGGCGGTGGCACCAGGGCCGGCGCACCTCCCGGACAGCGGGTCAGGCTGTCCGGAATAACAATCGCCGGCGGCTGCGGCACCGCAACAGGCTCCACCTCCACCGCACAGCCAGTCAGCAGAAGCAGCAGGACAGCCCAGCGGATCATCGGCCGGGCCTCCCTGTTGGGGTCAGCGGCATGCGGCTGGCATTGGTCACCGACCGCAGCTCGCCCCGCAGATCGCTGATGTCGTTCCGCATCAGCCCCATGGCGTCGCCGGTTTTCGACAGCCTGTCATCCTGGGTGTTGTGTCCATTTTCGAGCGACGTAATGCGCCGCTCCAAATTGAGCACATCGGCCGACAAGCGCGGCAGCGTATCGGTCTGCGTGCGAATGCTGACCAGGCTGCCTTGCAGATCGCCCAGCTTCACCAGCACCGCCTTGGTGTCGCTCTGCATGGCGGCAGCGAGGATGCGGGAATCGCTTTGGATGCTGGATACATAGAGGACAACAGCGATCACCCCTGCCGCGAGCGGCAGAATGCCGATGATGTCTTCCCACCATTTTTTAGGTTCTTTCTCGTCAGGCATGGCGGCCTCCACCTCGCACATTGGCCCTGTAGCGGATGATACGGAGGGCGCTCATACCGTGATGCCGCGCGCCGCCATCTGAAGCCTGATCTTCGCGCCGATCTCGTTGATCCGGTTCTCGCTGAATGCCTCATGATGGATATCGCTGAGGGCGATCTCGTTGGTCGCTGTGCCGCCGAGATTCAAGGAAGACCCGACACGGATGGTCGATGCCGCATTCTTAATGCGGGCGTCGGTCGCCGCGACAGAAGCAACCGCCTGATTCGTCGTTAGGTTGTAGATCCGCACGCCAACTCCGGCTTCGAACACAACCGCCAGCAGATTGTAGGCCGAGAGATCGGCGATCGTCATGCTGGCGACCTTCAAGGTCGGCACACCCGCCACGCTGTAAATACCGCCAGCGCGGATGTTGCCCGCCGGAGCCGCTGTCGATGTGCCGGCGATGTAGAGGGCCACACCAGAAGTGGCGGTGATGATGTTGCCCATGAACCCAGGCTGCGCCCCGGACAGGAACGTCGCAGCGGTTTTAAGCACAACAAACCACGTCATGTTGTCTGCTTCGGCGACCGCGCTATCGACGCAGCCCGCCGTGCCGGACATCAGCAGCGAGCGAGCGTTTGCCGCCGGAGGGCCGACAATCCCACCCAGGGCGGCCGGGACAAAAAGGTTGCGCTTGGACAGCTCCAAATCGCCGCCGTACAGGCCACGATATTTGCTGTTGAGCGACGGCGGAACCGTCGCGCGAGGCTGGACAAGGACGGGCGAACCCGCAGAAGCGATAAGAGTACCACCGGCCATGTGTGTGCGTCCTAAACGGAGATGATCGGGGTGTGCCAAGCCAGCCCGAAGTTGAAGAGCGGATAAGGCTTGTTGAGCATGTCCGGGTTATTCTCGGCCGGGGGCTGGGTGGTGCCGGCGAGGTATTCCCAGATATCAGCCGCCAGGGTCGCATCACTGTCGCGCACAGAACCGTTGCCGGCATTGCCGCTGTCCGCGTAGCGCAGGAACAGCGTCTCGCCCGGCAGCGCGGCAAGGGTGATGACGTGGGTCGATGGACCGACCTGGCGCACGCCCACAATAGTCTGCGCCACCTTAGCGGCATTGAGAACGCGGTAGCCGTGATTGGTGATGTTGGTCAGCTTCGTCCCGCCGCCGAAGGGGGCATCGAAGACCAGAGGCGGCACCGGCACATGCCAACTCACCAGCACCTCACGGGTGCCTGCCTTCAACTCGGCTTTGATGATATGGCAAGCCTCCCAGCCCTCGCCGCGCACCTGAATGCGATGCGCGACCTTCGCGCCCATCGCGCCGCCCATGCGGTAGCCGTTGCTGCCCTCGTGCGTGCCCTTGTCGGGAAAGTAATAATCATTGCCCACCACCACCGCGTTCGGCAGCGCCCGCGTGACATCCCATTGCCCCATCTGCACGCCAAGGTCGGTAGCATCACCCAGCGGGGAGGCGGCGCGGGTCTGGTAAATCAGCACCAGGGGCGGCTTAGGCTGAGCGAAGACAGCCGTGGCGACCTGCGCATTGACGTAGGTGAGGGCCGCTATCAGCGCCGCGCCATAGCCGGCACGGTCAGGGATCGCGCCGGTTTCCTGGCTATCGTCGTGCTGTCCCTGATCGAACAGCATGGTGGTGAGGGCACAGGCCGGCCACACGCCGCCAGCAGCCGCCTTGATAGCGTTGGCGTTGGACAGCAACCGCAGAGCCAGTTCTTGCCCCGGTTGGAAGGTGGCGATGACGCGGGAACCGACGCCCGCACTGCTGGCGACTAAGCGGTTCAACGGGCCAGAAACGCGCCCCAGGGAGGCGTTTTGCATCGGGCGGAAGGTGCGTACGAAGCCTTCCACGATCGTCTCACCAGGCGTGGCATCAGTAGAGGCGACCAGGTCGGCCGTCGCATTCGCTACCACTGTATTTCCGCCCCAGGTGGCGATCAGCGGCTTAAGGGTCGCCCCGTTCAGCGGCGCCCAGGTGCCCCCGGCAGCGGTGTTGCCGCGCACATTGTCGCCCAGCATCAGCGTCTCAGCGTCAGTATTGGTCCGCGACAGAACCGGTCCGCTCTGCGTGCCATTCGAAAGGGACTGCCCCCAGGCGACAATCCAGGCCAGCACCGCCACGGCCGAGATGATACCGACCGGATAGCGGTTCAGAACAATCTGACGATACGCCGCATTGTCGAACTCGCGCGACTGGATCTCATTTGAGGTCCAGCCCGTCGCCGGCTCAAGATTGGCGTGAAGCACACCAGTATCGTCAACCCAGAACAGATAGTTTCCGAGCGGGTCAATCAGGCCAAACCGCACGCCATCCGATGCGGCCGAGGTCATCGTCAGGCCGCTAAAGAAGCTGGATGCAGTGCCGACCTGGATCTGATCTGTTGCGATCCCCCCATTCGACACTTCGAACAGGACGTTATCCGCGCCATCCGCGACGGTAAGAGCGCCACCCGTGACCAGACTAATCAGCGAAAGCAGCCCGGAGCGGATACCGGCCGCGCCGAAGAAGTCACCCGTCTGGCTGAATGAGATATTAGCGCTATCCAGCAGCGCCAGGATGTTGTCCGCCGCGTCGGCGAGGGCCAGCGCGGCTGGCGTGGTGGCACGGCCCTCGATACCCGATGCCCGTAGGCGCTGGTCAACGCCGGTTAGGGTGTCGCTTTCCCACACCCAGGCACCGGCCGTGCGCCGATAGGTGCCTGTTTTGCGGGTCGGCGCGGCGGGGTCGGCAAGGAAGAGCACGGCCAGAAGATTGTCAGCCGGCGCATAGGCGGTGAGCTGTGCCCAGGTTGCGAACTGCGGCGCGGCATTGGCGACGGATGCTGTAACACTGGCGGCGGCCGTCACGACCACGCCTTTGGCGGCCTCTGTCGCAGCCCGGTCGCCCGTCGTGACGATGCGATCAGCACCCGTGGCGGCCCGGTCCTGGCTGGTCGCTTCGGCCAAGCCCGCCACGGCACCGCGATCGTCGGCGACCTGGCCGGCTTTCTGCACCACGTTCCGCTCGGCCTCGTTTACGCCCGCAACCTGATCAGCGATGGCTTCCTGTGCGCCTGCAGTGATGACCGAAAAGGCCACCTGCACCGTGGCGCCGTCCAAGGTCCGCACGGCCGGCAAAGTCAGGCCGACCGCTTCCGTCACGACCGGCAGCAGATCGATCCGCGCGGCGGAGAGCAGGCCGCCAGTGGTGCTGGTCAGAGGCTGGTCAGCTTGGTTCAGCCACAGCGCCGCATAGGGTGCGGTGGTGTCCTGTGGCTCAGGCGCGGCGTCGAACAGGATCCAGTCGACCTGGCGCACCGGCACCAGGGAGACGGCCCGCACTGCCCAGGTGCCGGCCAGGGTGATTTCGCAACCGGCGATCCAGCGCTTTGGCGTCAGGGTATCATCCGACGGTATGGCCGGGATGGACAACTCGATCCCATCCGGCCGCCGGAAGACGATGGACACCTCGCTGGCCGCCGCCGGCTGACGCAATCCGTCCAGCAGCTGCAGCGAGGCGACCATCGTCCCGCCCAGCCAGGCGCGCGGACGCAGGACATCCTCCGGCCCGACGCTCAGCGCCGCCGTGATCTGCGGTGTCACCGCCATGGGGGATTCTCTCCAACAGCTATCGCCGCGGCGCCCAGGGGCCCGCGGTGATGCTGCGTTCAATGGTCAGGGGTGGCGCGAAGCGCCGGTCAGATGGAAGGCGCGAGGATCTCGTTCGCGCGGGCCTCGCCGAAGGCCTCGACCATCTGGGCGCGCAGCGGGGTCCACATATCCGCGCCGTGCTCCAGGATGGTGCTGTCATCCCAAAGCCGCCGCTGCCGCACCGGGGCAGCATTCAACGCGGCGTTGATGATCTCGGCTTCCGCATCGGTCGCCCGGCGCCAAACATCGGATTTGTAGGTCAGCAAAACGGGCGCGGGTTCCGGCTCTGGCTCCACCGCCGCAGGCAACGCCTGCAAATGCCCGTCGACCACACCCCAGCCTGGCTCGATGATGACGGCGACAAACCCGTCCTCGATCGCATACTCGTCCTCACCATTCCAAACGAACGAATTCACAGCAGCGCCTTTGGCGATTGAGACAATGGAGCCGTCGTCCTGAATTTGCTCGATATCGCGATTGGCCACCAGGGCATAAGATTGATTCACCGGTCAACTCCCACACAATTCGATGATGACCACAACGCCCTGGGTGCCATACCCGCCGGTGCGGAAACTGTCAGAGGCACCACCGCCCGCGCCGCCGCCGCCATAGCCGTTGCCGGGGGTGCCAGTGGGCGCGGTGGGGAAAGACATCACGCCGCCAGGCCCGAACGGGTTGGAGCCGCCCGCGCCACCGATGCCAATACTCGAAAGCAGAAATCCATTCGAGCCGCCCTGGCCCACGATATTGATTTCACCGCCGCTGCTGGCGCCACCGATGCCACCACCACCGACAATGCCATTCCCAGCACCCGTGCCCGCCCCCGCGCCGTTCGCGGAAATCAACCCCGAAACCGTGGTGTGGCCACCCTGCACGCCAGGCTGGCCAGAAGCGCCGCCCGCGCCGCCAAGGCCGATTGTGATCGCGCGGGCATTGGCAATCTGAATCGGGGTATACCAGCCGTCGACGTATGCGCCGCTTCCACCGCCGCCGCCGGAAGATCCCAAAGCGCCTCCAGCCGCACCGCCGCCGCCGCCGCCGCCGCCCACCGCGCGGATTTGCGTCATTCGCGCGAACGGGTCAGCAGTGAAGGTGCCCGATGTCAGAAACACCGTGCGCTTCACGGCAGTGACGGTGAGACGTCGGATGGCGCCCCAAAGCTGATTTTGAAAGGCGCCATCCGGAGTGATCCCGGATGCCAGGATCACGCCGATGATTTCCTCCTGGATGGCATTAAAAGCGGCGGCATCAAAGATGCTGGCCTGCACACCGCCTGCCGGGTCGCCATTCGTGCCATAGCCCGGCGTGCCAACGGCAGCCGGGGTCGGGGGCAGCGCAGAAACCTGCGTTCCGTTTGCAATGCGACGCATCAGTGCGCTCCTAGAGGTATTGGAAGGTCAGGATCGTGTGGGCAGGCGCAAGCGAGCGAAGCTGGCATTCCAGCATGTCGTTGCCCCAGCTGCGGAAGCGCTCGCCGAGGCCGCTCTGGCCCAGGCGAAATGGAACGATGGTTTGCAAAGGCGCCTGGATGGCCCAGGCCTGTGCCCAGGCGGCACCCTGCATGCGGTCGCCCAGGCGCATCACGCCAAGCCGCGCCGGCGCGTATTCCCGCACGGTGATGGTGAAGCCGAGCTGCGCCGCGCGATCGATGAAATACGGCACCGACTGGTCACCCCGCGCGCTCAGCCGCGCGACCACCAAGGCGCGGCGCTGCTGCAGGGTGGGGGCGGCGCCGGCGCAGGGATCGGGCAGGCCGAGGGTGGCTTCCCACTCGGGCAGCAGCTCGAAGGCGGTCGCCGGAAAGGCGTCGGTCAGAAGCGCGTCAGCCCGGTCGCGCAGGCGCGCTACGGTGGTGGCCACGCCCCGCAAGATGCGCATCGGGCTGCTGCCTGCCTCGCGCGGCCAGACCGGCCCGGTGGGCAGCAGTGCGGCCAGCGTCGCCAGATGATTGGCGGTACTGCGCGCGGGCGGTGTTGGCATGGGTCAGCTCCAGGTGATGCTGCCGAGGCTCACCAGCCCGCCGGTGGGCGGGGTGACCGGCCCGACCGGCGCGGTGATGGTGAAGCGCGTCACGCCGGCGACGGTGCCGATCGCGTCCGAGATCTGGTTCGGGTAGATCGCCGCGCCGGGGGCCGCCTGGCGGCGCAGCATGCCGCGCAACGCCGTGGCGATTGCCGCGCGGATCTCGGCGCCATCTTCGTCTAGGTCGGCGATGGTCAGGTTGAGTGCAAAGGCCACCGGGGCGACGACAAAGACCAGCGCGGTGACCGGGCGCAGCGGGTAGAGCGCATTGGCCACCACCAGCTGGTCACCGGTGGCTGGGGCCGCCCGGGTCTCAGCCGCCGCCACGCCGTCGCTGCCCTGCGGAAAGCCGCCGGCACTGACCTGCGCATCGTCGAGCATGATGTAGACGACGACCGTGCCGGCGCCGGCCCCGTTGGGCGTGCACCAGGCGCGGGTGATACCCGGCACGGCTTTGGCCCAGGCTTCATAATCGGCCGCCGCGCCACCCTGGGGCGGTTCGCGATAGCGCTCCAGCATGCGGGCCTGGAACGCCTCATCGACTTCCAGATCGGCGCCGCCGGCGATGGCGGTGGAGACGCTGCCAGTGGCGTTGATGCCGCTGATCGCGCCGGCGATGACCAGGGCCGCGCCGGCGATGGTATTGCCGCCGGCGCCGGGTTCCACGGCCGCCACGGGCACGGCCACGATGCTATCGCTGCCGACCGTCGCCAGGGTGGTGCTGACAAACGCCACGCCATCCGCGCTGCGCGCCAGCCGGGTACCCTCCGGCATAACGGATCCGGGCGTGCCGCTGAACAGCGCGGTGCCCGCCGCCGTGGCGGCCGGCTTCTGGGTGATGCCGACCAGCTCGGCCCAGGCCTGCCGGTACTCTCCCTCGGCGGTGACCGGCACCGCCATCCGCGCCAGCCAGTCGATATAGCCATAGACGCCATGGATCAGGCCGGCGGCGACCTTCGCAAGGATGCGCAGCGGCGAGGTCCGCAGCAGAACAAAGTTGCCGCTGCTCTCGGCCACATCGGCCGCTGCCTGGCTGAACAGGCTTTTGAGCGTCGGGCGCTGATACGGCATGCGGTTACGCTCCCTGCCACGCCCAGGCGGCGGTGACGGTTTCCTGACGGCCATCCACCTGGTGGAGGACGATAGTGGCGGCGATGCGCGAGGGCCCGTCCCACAGGGCGGTGATGTCGATGCGGGCGACCAGCGCATCGGCGATCAGCCAGGCCAGGGCCTCGCGGATGTAGTCCTGCGCCAGGCGCAGGGTCTCCGGCAGGTGCTTGGCCCGCCGCAGCAGCCACAGGCGCGAGCCGATCGGCTGGTCATCCAGCAGGTCGCCCCACCAGCCGCGCCGGTCGGTCTGCCCAGGTGGCAAGACATCGTCCGGCCCGGCCCGGCGGTCGGTGAAGAGCGAGACATAGACGGCGGTGACGAGGGGCGGTGCGGTGGCCAGATCGCCGCCGGGCAGTAGGGTCCAGTCGGCGCCGTTGCGGTCGCCGTTCCAGACAATCGCGATGTCGACGCTCATGCCTGCGGAGGCCCGCTGAGGCTGCTGCCGGCCTGCACGCCGGTGTTGCTATGATTCTGCAGCGAGACGCTGCCGGCCTTGACGTCGCCGGCCGCCTCGATCCGCCCGGTGCTGGTGATCAGGGGCGTGTCGATGTCCAGCCGGGTGCTGGCGCGGAGCGAGACAAGGCCACCGCGTTTGAAGTGGATGTGGTCGCCCTCATCGGTGTGCAGCGCCACTTCGCCCTCGGCCAAATCGATCTGCACGCGGCGGTCATTGGTGGCGATGATGATGCTCTTGGAGCGGTCGCCGGCCAGGAAGATCATGATGGCGTCCGCCCCCGGCAGCGGGCGGGAGGCGACGCCATAGAGGCCGACCATCGGCGTCTCGTCGCGGATCTCCGCGTCATCGATGCGCACCTGGGCGCGGCGCAAGCCCTTGCCGGTCAGCGCCGTGGTAGCGGTGATGCGGCCGAAGCCGCACAGCGACAGCAGCCGCCCGGTCAGGCGATCGAGGGTGCTGCTCATGGCGTGGCACCGGCCGGGGTGGCGGGTGATGCCGGCGCCACCGGCGCCAGGCTGTTCATCACCTGCGCGTCAAAGGGCTGCAGCACGATCGGCTCGGGCTCGAAGGCCTCTGTGGGCATCAACACCAGCTCGGCCCGAGTGCCGTTCTCGCCGCGCAGATAGGTAACGTCGGAAATCACCCATTCGACGTCGCTGACCTTCAAGGCCGGCAGATCGAGGGGTGCCTTGGCATTCGGCTCCCAGAGGCGGCCGGCGGCATCACGCCAGCTATCGGTTACCACGAAGACCTGGCGGGCGCGGCCGTTGCGGCGGTTGCGCTCCCAGCGCGCCCGCTGCTCAGCGATGTCCTGGCCGAACTGCATCTGGTCGGAAACCATCACTTTCGGGCGGAAGCGCCGGCCAGTGCCGGGCGTATCGGCGCCGACGGTGATATCGGCCACCTGCACACGGATATTGGCGGTATCGCCGCTGCCACTGGCGCGGCTGATATCGCTCAGCACCTCGGTCGCCATCCACACTACTTCGTACAGGCTGTAGCGCTGGTCAAAGCCGGAATTGGCATTACCGCGTTCGACATTCTGCCCCTGCACAAAGCCGGAGGCCATGCGATCGGTGCCAGCACGAGACAGGATCAGGTTGCCATCAGCGCCTTCATAGGCGAGCATCGCCGAGTGCTTGGTGACGCGCTCGATAATGTCCCAGCAGGTTTCCGTAAGAATCACATTGAACTGCGGCACCACTAGCCCTTCGCCATCGCGGGCGGTGACGGTGATGCCGAACAGCGCACAGAGCTGCGTCACCAGCGCCAGGGTGCTGGCCTGCATGACCTGATTGTTGACGCCGCGCAGATAGGCAGAGCAGTCCACCAGATCCTGGCATTTGCCGCGACCAACCACTCGGATGCTGTGCGTGTTGGGCGCGATCTCCGGCGAGTAGCGATCGATGAAGCCGGTCACCACCAGGTCGCCGCCGATCAGCACCTGGCAGGGACTGCCGGCGCGCAGCACAGCGGCTTCCAACTCGCCCGGGTAGCGTTCGGTCATCAGGATATCGAATTCGCTGGGGATACGCTCGATGCCGCGGCTGACGCGGATTTCCTGCCAGCCCGACAGGCGCTGGCCATCAACCACCAGCACCAGCGCGCCATCATCAGGCATGTTCGATCTCCATTGGCCAATTTACCGGATTGTAGAATGGTTTCTTGACACCAATTATTGCTGCGCTATAAATGGTCCCACGAAACCAATTAGGTGGCCTATGGATCAAAATATGAGTGTGACAACCGCGCGAGCGGCGCAGATCGTCGGAATTGGTTATGAGGGACTGCGCTCGCAATTGAAGCGTGGCTTACTAGGCAATGTTGGAACACTGCCGCCGTTCTATGGCCCAGGGGCAAAGGTTCAAGTTTTGTACACTAAGCGCTGGACATGGAAGAAGTTCAGCTTGGCTGATCTTTGCAATATGCGCATTGCAAAGATGCTCATGGATGCAGGATTATCATTTGATCGTGCGAATGATATTGCCAGCAACGAAGAGATGCATGCATATTTTGGGAATTATAGGTATGTACAGGATAAATTTCTAACAGTTCCGCTTTTCGGAGACAACAGCTACTGCATATATCCAGCAGATTCATTCTTACAGATGGCAAGTGACCATGTCAGCTGGGGGCACGCCGTGTTGCTTATAAACCTTGATGGCGTAAGAAAATACGTCCTAGAGGCCATGCAGGAAGACGATACAAGCATGAACACCATTTCTGCACCCGATGCCACTACGGCTTTCAATAAGTAGCTCTTTTGGAGGACGGTCTTGTGGAAAAGCGGAAGCAATGGGGACATTGTGCTTTATGTGGAGAGCGCAGAGAAATCACGCGCGAGCACGTGGTGCCTCGATCCTTATATCCTCCATCTAAATCAAATAGTGTATCGGAAAGAATTACAATTCCAGCGTGCAGTAGCTGCAACAACGGTACATCGGATGACGATGCACATTTCAAAAATGTTCTGTTGATGGCGGGAGAACCAAATTCCGCAGCCAAAGAAATTTGGCAAGGCAGTGCGCGCCGGGGGTTTGCTCGACCCGATGGCCATAGACGTGCAAGAGATTTATTTGATATTATGGAGCTTGCCCCAGAGGCGGGGAAAGATCGATATAGAATCTATCCAGCAAGAGACCCACGTATCCTAAAAACGGTCCGAAAGATCGTTCGAGGTTTAGCTTACTATCATAATGTTGCCCTCGCTGTAAAAGATGAGCAGGTAACTGCCGACGTTCGTCGTGAGCCCGTTCCACTAGAGATGCTTGATCTGCTGGAGCATCGAAGTGCTGAAGCAGATATATTCCAGTACTCATATATCGATGCAAAAGGGATAGATGGATTTAGTTCCTTCTGGTTTTTGACGTTTTTCGAAAGGACCCAATTTATCGCGGCAATCAGAATCAATGAATCTTTATAGGAATTACGTTTTTAACGTTTGAAGCCCAATGCCCGAAAATTTGGTGGCAGCGCATTCGGGTCTGCCACACCCGCATAAGCGGAGAGCTGATCGTCGCGATTGAGATCCTGATACAGTCTGTAGGCGTGCACTAAGGCCGGCAGCGGCGCGGGTGTGACCACATCCTGCAGCGCCCCCAGATTGGTCGCCCGGGCCGTCAGGTCGGCTGCCACGGCGGTCTTCAGGCCCCGCAGCGCGGCGCCGGCGGCATCATCCGGACCGTCGCAGGCGGTAAGGATTTCTTCGTCCAGCAGGCCGCAGACCAGATCCCACAGCGCTACGGCCTCGTCATAAGATGGCGGGCTGCAGACCGCGACGGCTCGGGCCATTTCGACCAGTGCCGCCCGGCGGCAGAGCGCCGCGACGGCGGCCTGGGTGGCCGCCATAGCGTTGCCCACCACGCCCTCGCCGGTGCTATCTGTCGGGCGGTACCGGGCCAGTGCAACCAGCAGGCGCACCCGCTCGGCCGGATCATCCGCCACGGCCGACACGCTGGCGGCCAGGCGCTGCACGCCGGCGGCGACCTTAGCCGCGCTCAAAACAGCTTGCTCATCAGGCTGCGCACGTCAGAGGTTCCTTGTGTGACAGCGGCTCGGGCGCGGCTGAGCTGGCTCAGCTTGCCGGTGACCGTATTGGTGCTCGCAGCGAGCTGGGCCAGCGGCGAACGGGCTCCCGTCAGGTAGCGGCCAAAGCGGTTGTTGAAGCCCGGGATCAGCGAGCCCACTGAATTGATGGCATTGGCGGAACCGCCCACCAGGCGCTGCGCCGTCGAGGTCCAGCCCCGCAGCGTGGTCTGGGCCTGGACGATCGCTGCGGTGCCGCCGGCGACGGCGCCCTGCACCGAGCTGATGAAGTCACCGGTGGACGCCCCTTCAAGGGCATCGGCCGCCGATTGCAGCAGGTCGCCGGTCGCCATGCCGCTGGCGGGAAACACGCGCTCGCCGCCTTCGATGAAGACGAAGGCCAGCTCGATCACCCGGCCGAGCTCCAGCCGGGCGGAGGGGGTGAAATCGATCAGGTTGACCTGCAGTAGGCCCAGTGTCGGATGCATCAGTTCACCGGAGCCCGCTGTCTCGGCAGCCTTGATCATCCGGTCCTGCTGGTCGGCCACGTCGTCGCCGACGATGTAGCCGACCAGGTTCAGGCGTCGCATGCCCCTGCCCATATCCTCGACCCAGACCGGGTCGCGGAAGGCATATTCGTGCACCACCACGCGGCGGCCGAACTTGCCGTCATAGTGCTGCACGTCGAAGGGCAGGCCCCGCCAGGAGGCGGGACGCAGGCTGTCGCGCCACGACATCAGAGGCCTCCCATCATTGGGCGTTCAACCCGCACGCTGCCTTGCGTGCGGGTGGTGACCACGGTGCCCGGCGGGGCACCGACCAGTTGCACCCGCACATCCACCCGTTGTGCTGGCGCCACGGCGGCGGCGGGCACCGCCGGTGTGGCCGGCGCTGCTGGGCTCGGCGTGCCTATGGGCGGCATTGCGGCTACCGGCGCCGCAGGTGGCGCCCCAGGCCCCAGCGAAGCAGGCGGTGTAACACGCGGCGTATCGCCTGCCGCAGGTAGCCCGGGTGGGCTTACCGAGGCAGGTGCGGGCAGCGCGGCCACCGCAGGGGCCACCGGTGTGGCCAAGCGCGGCAGCATAGCCGTCGCGGTCTGGGCCCGGGCTGCGGCCTCGCCCTCGCGGTTGGCCGGCCGCTCGTACTGACGCGACACCACGCTGGCGGCTTCACCGGGCGTGCGGGCACTGCGCAAGGCATCGCCCGCCGCCCTCTCGCGTCCGTCTGTCAGTTCATGATGCACGAAGCCCAACTGCTCCTGGAAGCTGGCCTCCTGGATCGGCTTGCTGGCCCAGATCCGGAAAGCCTGCTGCCGGTCGGAATGCCACTGCGCCACCCCATAAGCCCGGCCGCCATCGCCGCGTGCCTGGTGATCCAGGCTGGCGCCGCTCTCATGCCGCAGGTTGGCCACCAGCCCGGCCGACTGCGCCGCCGACCAGTTCTTCGAGCGGAAGAAGTCAAAAGCCTCACGTTGGCGATCGCCGGGGTTTTCATCCCGGAAGGAACGGGTGCCCCCGGGCGTCAGCCGGGCGCGCAGCAGGGCTGACAGGCCGCTGACCAGGCGATTGCTGTCCGGCCCCGGGGTATCGACCGCCGGGCGGTCATAGAAGCCGCCGGCAGCACCCCGGCCGCCCATATTGCCGCGACGCTCGGCCTGGGCCTCGGGGGTGTCGGTGCCGCGCTCGGCCCGCATCTGGCCCAGGCGGTGCACCCCCATAATGCCAGCGATCGCGATGCCGGTACCGCCCACCCCCAGCAGACGCAGCAGCCACGCCGCCGGCTTCACGGCGACAATCCGGCCTACGGCAGCGCCGATGCCGATCAAAGGTGCCAGCATATTGGCCGTCAGCACCACGCCGAGCGCGATCGCTGCCCGCTCCCAGCCGCCCATCCATTCGACGGCAGCCTGGATGCCCTCGCAAAAGCCGCGAATGCCATCGCCTAACCGTTCCAAACCGCCGCTGGTGACGAAGCGCTCGATAGCACCGGCGATCTTGCTGACGACCTCTTCGACCTTCTGGCCGATGATCTCGCGATTGGCCGCGATCCAGTTGGCCATGCGCTCCAGCAGCGGCGACATCACCGGTGCCAGGCGCTGGGCGATGGTATTGACCAGCCCTTCACCCGCCATCTGCAGGTGGGTCTGCGCCAGCTCGAACTTCTTCGCTGCCTCGGCGCCCTGCTCGGTGACCATGCCAAAGCGCTTGGCGTCGGCCTCCCACTGCCGCAGCCCGGCCGAGCCCTGTTTCAGGAAGGGCAGCAGCGCGGCGGGCAGCCGCATCGCCGATAGGACGCGTGCCTGCAGGCGGGGATCACCAATGCGGGCAATGCCGTCAGCCACCTCCGGCAAGGCCTCGACAGCCGAGCGGGCATGGCCCTTGGCGTCGCGCATCGAGATGCCGAGCATATTGAAATACTGCAAGGCGTTGCTGTCCCGGCCGCCCACGGCGTCCGAGAGCGCATCGCCCAGGCCTTTCATGCCGGCCGACATATCTTCGGCCGAGGCACCAGCCAGCCGCGCCGCACCCTGCAGCGCGCCCAGGCTGGCCGCCGTGACCTGCACCCGATAGGCAGTGTTGGTGAGCTGGGTGGCGAAGCTGCTCCAGCGCGTCGCCAGATGAATGATGCCGGCGACGGATCCCGCCGCCGTCAGCGCGCCCAGCGGCGGGATGATCTGCGCCATGGAGCGCGCCACATTGCTGGCGCCGGCCGCCAGCGCCCGCATGCCAGTTGCCTGGGCCAGATTGCCGCCCAGGCGGCCGACCGACTTCTGCACCCGCAGCGTCGTCGCATTGATGCGCTCGAGCGGCGCGGTAATGCGGTCGACCGCCTGCAGGGTGATGGACAGCGCGCCGCCGCTGACGGTGGTCGTGGCCATGTCAGCTTCCTCCGCGAGCCGCCTTGCGGCGCGCCTGGTCTATCCACCAGAGCAGTTTCGAGATGGGCAGGCGCTCGACCTGCTCCGGCCCCCACCCGGTGGCGAAGGCGAGTTCGCTGATTAGCTCTCGCCAACGCTCTCCGGGGAGGGCGGCGTAAAAGGCGCGAAATAGTCGGCCGCGCGCAGCAGCACCCGCTGCGGCAGCAGCAACAGTACTTGCGTCGGCGTTTTGGAAACCCGCTGGATCAGCACGATGGCTTGGTCAAAGGCATCGTCCTTTTTGCGCGCTTCCAGCAGATCCGCCACGGTTGGCTCGCGCAGCACCAGACTGGCATAGCTGGTGTTGTTCCACTCCACCGCCGTGAAGCTGATCCGCTTGGGGGCGATGTCCTCGAGGACTTCCTCAGCGATGGTCAGATCATTCTGCGGATCATGCATCGCGAACATCCTCCCCCTCAAAGCGCACCCCATAGGTGGCCTCGGTGGCGTTCACTTCGGCGGAATCGATGTGGCACATGTCGCTGCCGGAGACGCGCTTGCCATTGGCCAGCTGCAGCGTCACCGAGACGCTGGTCATGTCCTGGAAGCCCGACAGCGAGGTACCGGCCTCATCGCGCAGCGTCACCCCGATAAAGCCCGGAATGACCTCCTCGCTGTAGCCATGGATGCCATCCATGCCCTTCAGCAGCGTGCGTTTGACCTTGGCGACGCCGTAGACCGGCTCAGACACGACGGGGTACTGCACCCCGTCGATCCAGATCCACGCGCGACCGGCCAAGCGGCCCATGCTACCCGACATTGATTAGGCATCCCCGGCATTGCGTGGCTGGATCACGGCCGCGACCTGGCGCAGCTGATCGATAGTGACGATGGGCAGCAGGCCATCGACGCGGCAGCGGTTGGCGCTGTTGCGCTCGACCACCAGGTTGGCCGCGAAGGTCTCGTATTCCTGGACCATGCCGAGGCGCTCGAGGAACCGGTAGCGGCCCAGGATGGCGTCGCGGATGACGTCCGGCGTGACGATGTTGCTGCCGGCGCGGGTGGGCGCGCCATTGCTGGCCAGCTTGAAGCGACCGAAGGTGCTGGTGATGAACGCCTTCAGGTCGCGGATCACATAGGCGATGACGTAGAGCCGCTCGACATAGAGGTAGCTGTCATCGGCCTGGCCGAGCGCGTTCTTCTGGTAGGTGGTGATGATGGTCTCGGTGGTGACCGTGCCGTCATCGCCCGCCACGAAGGTCGACAGCCCGTCATAGAGCAGCACGTTGCGCTCGCTTGCGGAGAAGCGGTTCTCGATCGGCGGTGCCAGTACGTCCAGCGCCAGCCCATGCAGCGGCAAGCCAGGATCGGCGCGCAGGCTGGTGGCATAAGCCGCGGCCGTATTCGCCGCCCAGAGGAAGGCTGGCGTCGGGCTATTGTTGAAGGGCATGACGCTGACATGCGCGTCGTTGCGGCCCAGGCCGAAGGTGGTGGCTGCGCCCAGTGTGCCCCGGAAGGCGGCGAAGGCGCCGCCATACAGCATGCGATCCCAGGCCCAGCGCGCCGCCAGGAAGCTCTTCATCGCATCCAGGCTCGCCGTGTCGGTATAGGGCAGCACGATGAAATCGAATTCTTTGTCGCTCAGCGCGGCAAGCGCCGTGTCGAGCGTGGGATTCGTCACGCCACTGGTCATCGGCGTCAGGGTCAGCGCCAAGCCGGCCGGCAGCGTCTCGCCGCCGGCACTGCCCAAAAAGTTCAGCCGCAGGTCAATGTCATTGCCGACCGCGCCCTTGTTCTTGGCGGTCAGCGTCACCGTGCTGGTGGTGGCCGCTGCCGTGACCAGCAGGTCGATCTCGGCATTGATGGCGGCCGCCAGCGCGGTGGCCAGCTGCGCCGTGGTCTGCGAGGCCGAAACCAGCATCTGCAGGCGCCGGCCGCCGATATAGAGGTTCAGCGCTCCGGTGGCCGTTGCGGCACCGGTGAAGACCAACGTCCCGGTGGCCGCCACAGCGGCGCCGGCATCGGCCAGCGGCAGCAACCAAACCTCGCCGAAGGAATCGCGCTTGCGATACCACTCGGCCATCGCCGCCAGCATCGAGCCGGGCCCGGCATAAGTCTTCAGCCAGGACATGGTCTGCATGATCACCGGGCTGCCGGCGGTCAGCACGCCAGTCGACAGGTGCTGGCCGATGATCAGGGTGCGTTGGTTCTGCCCGCCGCTATTGGCGCGCGAGGCATCCAGCTCCGCGAAGAACAACGGCAGGCGCAGGTTCTGCGGGATCTCACGAAAGCCAACCATCAGTGGGTCTCCAGCATCTGCGGCGCGGCGGCCGGCTGCGGGGCGGCGTCGACCACATCGCCATCGGCGATCCGGCGCAGCCAGTATTCGGAGCGCGGCACATCACGGCCCTCTTCGGGCAGCAGGTCGCGCAGCTCGGGGTCGCGCACGGCGAGCCCGGGAGCGGGTTTCAGCAGCATGGAGGCTCCTATGGGGCCGTGGCGGAGGGGTCCGGGATGATCCGGAAGGTCAGGGTCGGCTCTTCGCAATCGACGTCGACCGGGGGCAGGTCGTAGAATTCACGCCAGCGCAGATCCAAGGCGATCAGCGCCTGCCCCAGCGCCTTCTCACCCGTCTTGGCATCGATGTTCAGCGTGGTTTTCACGCTGTCGATGCGCTCGATCCGCCCGGTTTCCATGTCGAGCAGGGCGCGCGAGGTCAGCAGCGCCAGGCAGACCGTCTGGCAGATGCGTTCCAGCTCCTGTTCGACGGCTCCCGTGTGGCGGCCGGCGGCTTCGGTTTTCACCTGCACCGCCATAATGCAGGACACCTCGAAGGTGGAGCGATCACCTGACAGGCCCTGGCCTGTCTTGGTTTCCTCGTAGCCATAGACCAGCACGGCCGGCACCTGGTGCTCCTGCAGCGGCCAGTCGCGGGCGGGGAACACGCCACCCTTCAAGTCCGGCAGCCGCTGCTTCAGGATCTCAGCGACCAGGTCGCGCACACCGGCACGGAAGTCGCTCATGGCCCGGCATTCGCGACGAAGCCGAGCGGCAGGGTGATCCAGCCTAGGCCGTCCGGCTGCACGTCGAAAACGTCGAAGGTCTTGCCGAGGATCTGCACCCGGTCGCCGGCCGCCGGCGTGACGCCGGGCGGAAAGTCCGCCTGCCGCACGCCGACCACGGACTTCTTGATCGACAGGGCGGCGCCGTCCTCGCCCATCGCCTCGATCTGATAGCGGTCGAACACGCCATCGATCGTCATGAAGGTTTGCCGGTCTCGCTTGAAGATGACCCGGCCCGGAACGGCGAACGCCGCCATCACGGCGGCGCTCGTCAACGCATCAAGGTCTACCGTCATGGGCGATCCTAAATGTAAGGCTCAAGTTTTAAATAAATCTATTCGGTGTCGGATCAAACTGGATCGCGCTGGCACAGCACGATACGCTGTCGCGGGAACGACCGAGATGGGAAGCATGGAACAGCCTCATCGCCGATCCAGGAAACGGGCGGTCCATCCGCTGTTCGAAGGAGCCCGGTTTAATAGAGGCAACCGCGGTATTATTTCCGGGCCATGGGAGCCAGGCTGGGATGCCTATAATACCCCAGCCTATTTGTATGTATCGCCCGACTTTCGCGGCGGTATCAGCTATGACGACATCAAAAATCTTGAGCCTCAGAAACGAAATACCCTCGCTATGCAATGGTTTGTCGCGAACCATATTCCGGTCTCAGAACCTGGAGTTTACCGGACGAACAGCCCGTCAGACCAGTTTACGAAGGTAGCCGAGAAGCTCGGTGGTGAATTCGGCGCACAACTTTTTGGGCCCGAATGGCTGGGAAATTGAGGACAGACTGCATAGCGTATCCCGCTTGTGGTACCGCGCCCCTGACATCACAGATTTTGTGCTGCCGCGGCAGGAAGAAGACCTGAAGCGAGACATCGCTGAACACGCCCGTGAGGCGATACATATCCTCAACGCACTCTGGCCAGAGGATACGCATCTCAAGACGAACTTCCCCACCGACGGTCTGGAAAACCTCAAGGCGCTCGGTCTGAAGGCCCGGGCAGAGTTCCAGGTGATTATCAGCGAGACCCAGGACGAGGCCCCCGATCGTAGAAAACTGAAGAGATCCTTTTCGGTCGTCAATCAGTTCCGCCGTACAATCAAGATTTTCATCGAGAAGGCCATCGAGAAGCTTGCGGAGAAAATCATAGAAGCTTCCCTGATTGTGGTCCTGCCGATGATGATAACCCTTCTCCACTATGTTGGTGCCTTGACCAGGCAGCTGGCCAGATGGCTCGGCCTCGGCTGAGGGCTAGGAAATCTGGCCGTACGCTGCTTGTTCAATGCGGCGGAGGGTTACGTGCCGGCCCGGCCGCGCAGCAGCATTTCCGGCCGCGTGCAGATATGCAGCGGATAGGAATAGGCCTCCTGGCGCCAGAAAGTGTTGCGATCGCGGTCCATGATTGGCAGCACGTAGATCGGCTTGCCGGGGGTATTCACCCACTCGAAGCTTTCACCCGGCGCCAGCGCTCGCTCGAATACGCCTGGCGCATTCACCGGGAAGAATTTCACCTTGTCGGTGCCCACCGCGATGGTGGTGTTGTCGTTCGAGCCGCGATAGTTCAGCCAGTCGATATCGCCGAACGCCATCGAGGCATAGGCACCACCCTGGCGCAGCTCCTTGGCCGCTTCCCAGTTGAAGTAGGTCTTCAGCACGTCCTGGTGGGTGGTCAGCGCATCCCAGAAGTCGTCGCCGCAGATGGCCTGCACGCGGGTGCTGGGGGTCCAGGCGCCCTGCGCGGCCTTCATCATGGCACGCACCAGCGCGTTGCACTTCTTCCGCAGATCGCCATCCTTGGGTGTGGTGGCGTTCAGGCTGAAGGCGATCTCAGCCGGCTGGGTGATGCCGAACTCGTCGAACCAGTTATACAGCACGGTGCCATCGGCATCGAGCAGGATGCCCTGCACGGCGCCGAGGCGGTGCAGCTCCCAGGTGTATTCCATGTTGCTGGTCAGGCCGGTGGGGCCGGCCAAGCGGCGCGCGACTTCGGTCTGCAGCTGCATCAGCACGCTCTCGGTGCCGAACTCGCGGATATTCTGCAGCTCAGAAGCATTCAGCGTATCGGCATGCGCCAGGCGTGGCGTCTCGAAGTAGCGCATCTTGCGCTTCTCGGTGGTGCGTTCCTTCAGCGGCGCGCCACGCTCGGAGGTGGGGATCACCACCAACTGGCCGGCGCGTTCCTCGACAGCCAGCGCCGTGGTGCGGATCGGCTTGTCGAGGAAGATCTTCAGATCACCCAGGCCGGTGGGCTGGTACGGCGTGCGCTCGACAAAAGTCGTCAGCTCCAGGGCCGAAAAGGCATCCTGGCGGAATAGGTTCATGATGGTCACGGGGCGGAAGCTCCAGCAGGGGAGTGACGGGCGCCGTCACGGCGCACCAGACCGGGCCCAGGCGGTCGAAAGGGCATTCACATTTAGAGGTTTCTAAAACGCCAAATTGAATTGGCTTCTGAGAATTACAGGTCTTCCCCCCAAACGAGAATTTTTTACTGCAAGAATATTGCTTGAGCATATCGGAAGATCGATGTAATAATGAAACGTTCTCTTTCTCCAGCTATATCATTGAGGATGAGCATATGCGCACATCGAATATACTGATGGCATTGGCTCTTTTGAGCGCCTGTAGCAGCGCTTCAAACATCAATGTTCGTTCTCAGTGGGGAGATAGTGTGAGAGAGTTCGGTATTACCCCTCTGTATCCACCTCGTGAGGATATATTTGCTGGTGACATTCTTCTTTACGTTGAGAATCCCTGCAAAGGAGTATTGCAGTCGAAATCACCTCAAACTGTATTCTTAGGTTCTGTCCCCCTAGCGACCGTCAGTGGGGCTATGAGACTTTACTACGGTCAGCGGCCAGAACTGCCGACAACATCAAAGCGTGCCGAGGCGCCAGCTCCAGGCAGAGGCAATGCTTCTCCAGCTGCATCTTCGGTATCAATATCTACACCTGGAACGGCGACCGTAACCATCGGTAGTGCTCAATCGCCAGGATCGTCGTCTAGTCCACCTGGATCATCCGCTTCAGTACAAACTCAGCCGACTGCCGATGCAACACATCCGATATTCCCAACTGCAGCCACGCAAAGGCCCCTTATTAGATTCCCGATCGCTGCTTTCCCAAATTTTTCCTACTCAGATTTTACCGGGGGGGGGGTTAGCAGCTAATGTTCCGTTTGGTGGGACATCTATTTCTGCTGGTGCTGCTGTGCAACGTGGAAAGCAGGTCGATGTTTCAGTTAGCCAAGTCGAAACTGCAGGACTTCCTGCGCCGGTTATGCGTCGAATTGTTCAGAGTTTTTTGGTTGATAGAGCAGCTTCTAGCATTATCAATGCCGACAATATTAAATTCTTTAATAATTTTTATGAAGATCAAATGATTACCGATCAAGGATGTTTTTTGCCGGAGCAGCAAGAATTTGGAACACCTAAAATCGTATTCATTAGTAAAGTATATTATGCCCGAGCATTTGACTATGATTTCTCACAGTCCGATGCATTCGCAGCGACCTTGAGAGCGGCTTTAGCTGTTACAACAGAAAAAGCAACGTCGGCTTCAAGTACTCAAGCCTTATCTAGTTCAACAGTACCGCCGGTCAACGCGCAAGCGGCGGCTGATATTGCTGCTGCTACGCTAAGGAGTCTGGCAGATAATTCTACGCCTGGTGTATCGAGCACTATCCAAACAGGTTCACATGGGGGCCTGTCTTTGAAGCAGACCTTCGACAGGCCTTTAGCGTTTGGGGTCGAGCAAACGCTTAGTTACAATGCAGGAACACTCATCAACTATATCGATAATCCGAGTGATCCGCTTCCGGGTGCAGTGACTCATAATCGGATTGCGCAAAATTTTCTGGCACCGTTTCAAATCGCAGCTTCCGGCCCTGTCACTGTACCAGAAAGAAAGGATAATCCTATTACTGTTAAGCCAGGAGATTGTTTGCTTGATAGGAGTATTCGGTGCTCTATTAGTGGCCCTCCAGTGACCGTCATACGCCCGGGCACGATGCTGCGTACCACGCCAGATTCATATTTTACTGCGCCCAACCCGCGGTCGTCGACGAATGGACGCATGACGATTTCGCCAAACTGATCCTATTGCGATGGATCAGATTTGGTTCTGTGTCTTAGCGATCACCAATTGATTAGCGGGCAACGATGCCTTTGGTCAGCAGGTCGGCCAGCCCGGCGGTGATGCCGGCGGCGTCGACGCTAGCATCCCAGCGCAGCTCGGAGGCATTCACCTCGACGTGCCGGGTGACCAGGGTCACCCTTTTCTGGCCACCAGCAGGCACCACTATCGGCGCGTAGAGGATGGCACTGGCGACCTCGCTGCCATCCGAGCCGACATTGTCATACGGGAAGTAGCTGCCATCGGCGGTCAGCAGGCCGAGCACCGTGCCGCCCTGCAGCACTAGGTCGCTGCCGCCGGTATTCTTGATGATGCCGCTGTCGCGCGAGCGGGTTCCATTGGCCTGGCTGACCAGGAAGGCGCCGGCATAGTAGTTTTCGTTGAGAACGGGACTGACCATAGGGTCGTGCCTCCTTCCTGGGGTTGATTAGGACTTGCGGATGCCGGCGCGCGTGGCGGCCGCATCCCAGGAACTTGTCACCGCCTGGCGGCCGCTCAGGCGATGCGGTGCGGAGGCCGCGGGGCGTGGCGTGCCCAGCCCCTCCATGCGGGCGCCCAGGCCACTGGCCGCGGCCTGTTCCGTGGGCAGAGTCTTCAGCATGCCAATGGCCTGCTTCGCCGACATCCGCGTGGCGAAGGCAAGCTGGGCGGCAGAAGCGACGCGGCCGGCGGCGTGGCGTGAGCCGAAGATGGCGGCGCAGCGGGTGCGCTCGCGATCGCGGGCGGCGCGGGCCTTGGGGTCCCGGTCGTCCTTGTCGTCCTGCTCTTCGTCGTCGTCTTCCTCGGCGGCGGTGCGACGGCCCTTGGCCTTGTCGTCCTCGTCGCCGTCATCATCGTTCTCGGCGCGCCGGTCCTTTGGCTTATCGTCGTCGTCATTCTCGGCACGGCGACCCTTGGGCTTGTCGTCCTGGTCGTCATCGTCGTTCTCAGCACGACGGCCCTTGGCCTTGTCGTCGTCCTGGTCGTCATCGTTCTCGGCGCGACGGCCTTTCGGCTTGTCGTCATCCTGCTCGTCGTCGGGCTCGCTGGCGCGGCTGCCCTTGGGCTTGCCGCCACTGGGGCGGCCGAGCAGATGCGAGAAGCCAAGCACCGAAGCCAGGGTGGGTCGGGACATAGGGAACCTCATGAAGAAAGGGGTGCCGGCAGAGCGGTATCAGAGCAGGCGGAACAGATCCGCCAGCGCGGCATCCGGCGCGCGCACCTTGTCGGCGAAGCCGATCGTCACGCCGGCGCCGCCGAGGAAGGTGCCGGCCTGGGTGGCGCGCACGACAGAGGCCTTCAGGCCTCGGTTGCGCGCCACGGTCTCGATGAACAGCTCGCCCATATCGTCGATATCGGCCTGCATGCGGCCGAGGGCGGCTTTGGTCAGGGGCTCGTATTCGTTCCCCTCCGCCTTCAGCTCGCCGTAGCGGATGACGGTCACCGTCACCCCGGCACTGCCCAGCGCTTTGGAGAAGTCGCAATGCATGCCGATGACGCCGACGCTGCCCGTGCCACCGGTGCGAGGCACGGTGATGCGGTCGCAGGCGCTGGCGATGGCGTAGGCGGCCGAGTAGGCGTTCTCGTCCAGGATGGCGTGCAGTGGCTTCTCGCCGCGCATCCGGAAGATCAGGTCGGTCAGATCGAAGCAGCCGGCGACCTCGCCGCCCGGACTGTCGATCAGCAGCACGATAGCCTGGACCGACGCATCGTCCATGGCGGCCAGCAGGTTCAGCCGGATGCCATCATAGCCGGTCATGCCGGAATAGGGCTGCAACGTGCCGAGCTTTTGCACCAGCGTGCCGCTGACCGGGATCAGCGCGACGCCCTCGACCACCTGGTAGGGCCGCTCCTCCGCCGGCCGGCGGAAGGTGGAGCCGCCGATCTCATCGTCCTCCACGGCGCGCGGCGTCAGCGCCAGCAGCTCGCCGCCCCGAAACATCTGGCTGATGCCCAGGCGGTCGGCCAGCGCCGCCATCACCACCTCCGCCTTGGCCGGATGGATGGCGATCGGCGTGTTGAACAGGCGCTGCGCCAGATGGGGAAAATGCGTCATGCGGTACCTTTCAGGTGCCGTCGTAGTCGGGCTTGGGCGTCGCCTTTAGCCAGGCTCTCAAGTCGTGGCCTAGCCTCAAATGGGCCTGAATGTTACGATCGGAGCTTTATTTCAAACGCGGGTGCACATGCTTCAGGTGTTGATTTCCGTAGCGCGCGCTACGATGGCAATAGGCGTTGCACTCACAGTGGTCGTCGGCGGCATCATTGGGCTCGCAATAAGCCAGGAGATGGGGGCGCCACGCCTCATAGGTTTCGCCCTCGGAGCCGCCTTAGGCCTTATTTTTTCGAGCGTTTCTTTCGGTGTCGCAGCAGCAATCTTCGATATCCAAGAACAGACTCGTGTGATGGTGAGACTGCTGCGCAATCAAAGCACTGGCCTTAACGCTTTGGAGAGAACAGCGCCTGAAAAGTTGAGTGTCGCAGGTGCAGAGCCTTCGCCTGAGCCTGAGATCTTTGTGGCAAGATTTCCTGAAGGCCCCGAAGGTTGGCGCCTGCTCACATTGGAGGCCGAAAGCCGGGGTTGGAAAGTGAGCAGTGGCCTTTCTGGCGTCAGCTTCACCAACAAAGAGTCCGGCGATCGGATGCGTTTTCATACGGTGCGTGAAGCGGAGTTAGGGCTGAAGCTGAAGCCTGCATGACATCGGATCGGATGTCGCGAAGCTTCAAGATTTCTTATCCTGATTTGATGGCTGGTTCTGGTAGAGCGGCGAGCCCATGGCCCATTGCGGCAGCGGCAGGCCGCGTTCCTTCATCATGCGGATCTCGACCTGACGCTGATCGAGGTTTTCTTCGTAATCGAAACCCTGTTCAGCAGACTCGTTCTCGAGCGTGTTGAAGCCGGCTTCCATGCCGAGCACAGCACCCTGGCGTTCGGCCACGGGATCCACCCAGCCGCGCGCCGGGCCGATCCAGCGGCATTTCATGTAGGCGGTGCGCATGGCGAGGTAGGACGGCGCGCCGCGTGGCAGCGGCACCCGCTTGCGATCGATGGCTTCTTCCAGGAATGCGCCATAGATCGGATTGGCGAACCCCACCGCAAAATTGTCACGCCGGCGGATCAGCGTCTTCCAAGCTTCCAGCATCGCCGCGCGGGCGCTGCTGTAATTGGTCTTGCTGTAATCCCAGGAGAGCTGCTCGGCTGACTGGCCGGTCGCCGCTGCGAAACGCCGCAGCACCGCGCCCTGGAACGCCTCAAAGCCGCTATTCGGCCGCGTGGCGGTCACCGACTTGATCTCTTCGCCCGGTGCCAGAATAGGGATGCGCGCGCCGTTCAGGCTGAGCGGGTTCCGCTCGTGATGACCCTCGCGCAGCTTCTGGTATTCGGTCAGATCGCCATCGTTCATCGCGCTCTGCACATCCTCCGGATCGAAGGGCGACTGGATGAAATTGGCAAAGATGGTCTGCAGCAGAGCCTGCTGCAGCTCAGCCTTGTCATAGCCCGAGAGCATGCGCATCGCCCCCAGGATCGGGGTCAGGATGCCAATGCCCCGGTGCTGGCCGCGCCGCTCGACATCGAAGTCGTGCACGATGAGCGGCCGGCCCCAAGGTGTCTCGCGCGGGAAGTAATCCCAGATCTGGCTCTGGATCGCGCCGAACCAATCGCCCTGATGTGCCTGGCGGATATGGTAGCCGACCGTGGCGCCCAGATCGTCCACATGGCAGCCGCCGCGCAGGTCGTCGCTGTCCATCTGCTGCTGCGGGTTGGACAGACGGTCGGGATCGAGCAGCTGCACGCTGGTCGAATAGCGCGCGCCGCCCTCGCCGACCCGTTCCGGTGTCCACAGCAGCGCCGCCAGCGCATCACCATCCACCAGCTTGTGGCGCAGGGCGGTCCAGAACATCTGCGTCATGGTCATCTGCCGGGCGGCATCGCAATGCTTGCCGACATCATCGGCATACATGCGCCATTCCGCCTCGACCGCGCGGCCATATTCATCGGCCCAGACGGCATCGAAAGAGACGCGGGGCGCCTCAGCCCGCAAGGCCCGGTAGTCCGGCTTGGCGACCAGGCGGAACTGGCTGCCGATGGCGCTGTCGAGGATGCGGGTGATGCCACCGGCGGCCCAGCCATCGTTGCGGACGATATCGCGGTTGCGCGCGACCATGCGGTCGCGGTCGCCATTGATCTCGCCATCCGGCGAGCGCAGCCACGGCTGCCACTCGGCTGTCTCCTGGCCGAACATATTGGCGGCGTCGTAAGCGAAGGCGCCGGCCATGCCGCCGGGGCCACCATTGTGGCCCATGCGCGGCCGGGCGGGGACCGACGCCTTGGTGCCGGCGGCCGGTGCGACGGCCGCCTTTTGCCGCTGCTGGCGGCGCTGGCGATGCCCCATCAGAACACCACGCTGATCGCAGAACGGCGAACGCCGAGGGCACTGTTCATCTGACGGATCAGCCCGCGAATGCGGTTCTCATCCGCCGGCGTGAAGGTGACGGAGCGCGAGCCGGTGCCCTGGGCATAAGCCACGGTCACCGCCTTCTCGCCGGCCGCCAGCGACAGCAGGACTTCCTGCAGCTTGCTCCGCTGTGCGGCCAGCTGCGCCGGCAGCATGCCCGCGAAGGTGCCGCTTTGGATGGTTCCCGACATGATGTCCTCAGGTGGCCCAGCGCGACCGGCGTTGGGGCTTGCTGGCGGCCGCTATGGCGGCAGGTGCCGGCATGGGCGGGGGCGTGACGTGGATCTCGCTCAGCGCTCGCAGATCGTCGGGTGTGGCGAGGTAGGGCTGCGCAATATCATCGGCGCGGCGGTTCAGCTGCAGGCCCATATGGGCCAGCCCGCAGAGCGCAGCGTAGGCATAGACGCGGCAGTCGAGCGCTTCATTGCGGCGGCCCAGCAGCGGCACCCACACCTTGTATTTCCGGCCGGCGGTTTCGCGCGTGTCGAGCCGTTCGGCTAGCAGCTGGCTGTACCAGTTGATGTCGCGGTCGGTATCGACATGCATATAGCCAGGGCCGGCCGCCTCGATCGCCAGGCGAGCGCGCACCACGTCCTTGGCGCTGTTCACGCCGATGACGATGGGCCGATAGGTGGCCTTGGTGCGCGACAGCGGACGCTTCGTCGGCCAGACCGGGTTGCGCATGCCGTTCTGCGCGCTCTCGCCTTTGATGCCCCAGATCTTGCGGCCGAGCCGCGCCTTGCAGAACTCGTAGACCTTCTGCGTATTGGCGCCGCCGGTATCGATGCAGGTGCCGGAGATGACAAACGGCTTGCCATCGTCGCGGTAGAAGGTGCGCTTCAGGTAGGCGTCAACCTGGTCCCAGACTTCGTCGGTATTGGCGTCACCCTCGAACACCACATAGGCGATCGACCAGCTTTCCTCGTTGCGCCCCCAACCCACGACCTCCAGCTCGACGCGATCGGGCTGCACGTCGGCGCCGACGGTGAGCACGGCGACCCCGTGCGGCACTTCGGCCGCCCAGCGCTCGCCGCGCTGCGCCAGCCGCTCCAGCACCAGCACCTTGCCGCCATGGGCGCGGTAGGGCAGCCCGGCCTGGGTATTCCACCAGGCCTGCTTCTTGCCCTCCTCGCCCTGGGCTGCCAGCCATTTGGCCGCCTGGTCGGCCGGCCGGTCCTTCTGCCAGGGGCTGAACAACTTGCCGGCCTGGAAGCCGGCGTGGTGGTTGGGCACCGCCCAGCGGAGGCAGTGCCGGCACTTGGCCCGGTAGACCGCGTGGCGCGGGCCGAACCACCAGTCCCAGATCTGCAGCACCGGATCGGGCAGCGCCGTGTCGGTCTCGAGGCCGCGCCAGCTGCGCTCGTAAGCCTCCAGCGGCATCTGCAGCTCGTCGCAGCAGAAGAAGGGGCGGGTCTGGTGGTGGCGAGTCGTGGCCAGTGCCCGCAGACGCTCGCCTTCTGACCACGCGGCGCCGCAGCTCTCGCAATAGATCCGCGCTGTCTCGGCCTTGTGGGTGCCGTGGGCGTCCTTCTCCCACTGCACATGCTTGAAGAAGTCGAGGAACTGCCGGTGCTGGCAATGCGGGCAGACCACCGAAGCGCGGCGCTGATCGGATTCCTTGTAGCTGCCGTCGATGCGGCTTTCGTCCTCGACGGTTGGCGAGCAGACCCGCAGCGACAGCCAGTTCACCCCGAAGGTCGCCGTGCGCTCCTCGGCTAGCGTGATCGGATCGCCCTCCCGGGTGACCGGGTATTTGTCGACCTCGTCGCAGAGCAGCACGCGGATCGGCCGGCGCGCCAGGTTGTCCGGGCTGCCGGCGCCGGCCAGCGCCAGGAAGCCGCCGGGGAAGCTCTTGAACAGGATGGTCTCGTCGGCGTTGCGCGTCTTGGCGGTGCCAATCAGCTTCTTTAGTACCGGGGTCGCGCGCACCATCGGCGTGATGCGCTCTTTGGAGAACTGCTCGGCCGCGGCCTCCTTCGGCTGCAACAGCAGCATCGGGCAGGGATCGAGATGGGCGAAGTAGCCGAAGACGTTCTCCAGCAGCGCGGTCTTCAGCAGCTGGGTGGCGACCATCGCCGTGATGACATGCACACCTGGCTCGGTCACCGCCATCATCGGCCCGCGCGCCACCTCGACGGTGCCCGTGCGCCAGTCGCCGGAGGTACTGCCGGCTTCCTTAGCCAGCTTGCGGAAATTGTCGGCCCATTCGGGCACGCTGATGCGGGGTGGCGGGGTCCAGCCACGCCGGGCGGAGAGATAGAGCCGCTCAGTCTTTGGGGAGGACTTTGGGGCTGAAGTCGGGCTGGGGCTCCCCAAGCTCTTCAAGCTGCTGTTGGACATACGGGGTCAGCGCCTCGACCACGGTGGCCGCCTCCAGGTTCAGGTCAGCCGCCAGCAGCGGTCCCACCTTGGCCGGCCAGTTGATCCAGGCGTCGCGCGC